GACTGGTCCTGCGCTCAACATTGAGGACTTTAACGAGACGAGCGTGCCTGTTACTCTCAGCACGCAATTCCACGTTGACACTCAATTTACGACGCAAGATTTGGCTTTGTCGTTAGACATGTTTAGTGATCGCGTGCTGAAGCCCGCTGTTGCTGCTATTGCTAACAAAGTCGACCGCGACGGTTTGGTGCTTGCTAAAAATAACACCGCGAACATCGTCGGCACTGCTGGCACGCCGCCCACTGGCTTAATCACTTACTTGACCGCTGGCGCGTATCTTGATGCTGAAGGCGCACCGCGCGATGGTCGTCGTTCGTGCATTATCGAGCCGTTTACTTCTGCGACGATTGTCGACAGCTTGAAGGGCTTGTTTGTGCCGTCTGACGTGATTGGCAAGCAGTATCAAAAAGGCTTGATGGGTCGTGACTCAGCTGGCATGAACTGGAAGATGGACCAAAACGTTGTGTCCCATACCTTTGGTTCGTACTCGACCGCCACGTTGGCGTGCGCGACCACGACCGGAACTGGCTTTTTAAGCACTGGTTGGGCGTCGACTTCGACGATTGCTTTGACTGCCACGACCGCAACTGCTGGTCTGAAGCAAGGTGACGTGATCCAGATCGCCAACGTGTTTGCTGTCAACCCACAGAACCGTCAAGCGTATGGCTCGAACAAATTGCGCAACTTTGTTGTGCAAGCTGACGTGACTGTTGCGACTTCTAGCACGACCTCAGTGATTGTTTCACCTGCTGTTATCACTGCTGGTCAATTCCAGAACGTGACGATTTCGTCGACTTCTGCTACTGCTGCTGTGACCCCGTTCAACCAAACCGGCACCGTTTCGCCGCAGAACATTATCATGCACCGCAATGCGTTTACTGTTGCGATGGCTGATCTTGAGCTGCCAGAAGGTGTGCATTTCGCTGGTCGCGCAAGCGACAAAGAATTGGGCATGTCGATCCGCGTTGTTCGTCAATACACGATCAACAACGACAGCATCCCAACGCGTTTGGACGTTCTGTACGGTTGGGCGCCGCTGTACCCTGAACTTGCTTGCCGCGTCGCGGCTTAATCGCCCATAACCTAGAAAGGAACCGACAAAATGTCTAATCCCGGACCAGCATCAACACAAACAATTCACCCGAGCAATCTTGCTACCAATCAGGCGATCCGTCTGTTGGCATATGCGAGTGCTGTGCCTATCTCGGCAACGGGCGATGCGATTGTAACTTTGCCAATCAACAACACCACATCATACTGCGTGCAAAACGTGGCGATCACCAACGCTAACAAAGACGTTAGCAGCGGCGCGCTTGCGATTTGGACCGGCGTGAACGGTACTGGCACTGAAATCGTGACGAACGCAACGCTGACTAGCAACACCGGCGCGACATACGTGACGAACGCAACCGTTGTGTCTGCTACTAAAAACGTGAATTTGTCTGCTCAAACGTTGTATGTCAAAGTGGGCACTGCCGTATCTGGCGGAACCGTTGACATTTTCGTTTACGGCTACGACTTTTCAGAGTTTTAATCCCGTGCAGTAAAAAACCGGCTCGCCGCAAGGCGGGTCGGTTTTCTGTTTACCCGCGAAGGATAAATAAATGGTTAATACATCGGTCATTCGGGTCAGCGGCAAAACCTACGCGCTTGATCTGACTACATCTGCAAGCTCTGCGCTTTTAATTGAAGCAAATACAAACGATCAAACAAACTACGTACAGCTTTTGAACACCGGGACCGGCGTTGCGGCTGTGACGTTTTCAAATTCAAGCACTGTGGCAACGCCAGCTGTGCCAACTACGGGCACTGGCAGCACGTCTTATGTTTTGCCAGCTTCGATGAATTATCCAGTTTTGATTGCTGCGCCAAAGGCGCCGTTTTACATTAAGGGCATTTCATCAGGCACAAACACGCTTTACATTACTGCTGCACAAGCTGACTAAGGCAAAGCATTATGTCAAATAATACCGCTGTCACCCAAACAATTAACATTGTTCCGGTTCAAGGCATTTTTACTGAGACGCATCAATTAGTTACTTTGATTGGTCCAGCGGGCGATCCATTTTCAGCACCGCTTGATCCAAATCAAACGGGTTTGCACATCACAAACAGCACAATTGATAGCACTACAATTGGCGCAACAACGCCATCGACAGGCGTGTTTACAAACGTTGCAACGACAACTGGAACGATTGCAAACACTCCAGCTAACGGCACTGACATTACAAACAAGGCTTACGTTGACGCTGTAGCGCAAGGTCTTAGTTTTAAACAACCAGCTTTAGTAGCAACGACAACAAACATTACGCTTTCTGGTTTGCAAACAATTGATGGCGTAACTGTTGTTGCTGGTGATCGCGTTTTAGTAAAAAATCAAACAACGCAAGCAAACAATGGCATTTATATTGCTGCAAGCGGCACATGGTCGCGTTCTGAAGATGCAAACACTTACGCAGAATTAGTATCTGCATATTTGTTTATTACCTCTGGCACAACACAAGGTGGTCAATCTTACGTTTGCACGAATCAACCCGGCGGCACTTTAGGCACAACTGCAATTGTTTTTGTAACTTTTACAAACAACGCAACTTACACTGCTGGAACAGGCTTAAATCTAGTAGGAACGCAGTTTTCTATTGCAGACGTAGGAACAGCTGGCACTTACGGTTCTGCGTCTCAAGTACCAGTTATTGTCACAAACGCACAGGGTCAAGTTACTGGCGTCACAAACACTGCAATTGCGATCTCAAACACGGCAGTTTCGGGTTTGGGCACAATGTCGACGCAAAATGCAAATAACGTCGCAATTACTGGCGGCGCAATTGATGGCACAACTGTTGGCGCGACAACGGCCACAACAGTGCGTGGCACAACTGTTACTGCAACAACGCAGTTTACTGGACCGGGTACAGGTTTAACTGGCACTGCAAGCTCATTAAACATTGGCGGCAGCGCAGGTTCTGCGACAACTGCAACAACTGCGACAAACGTCGCTGGCGGCGCAGCAGGATCAATTGTTTATCAAACAGGCTCAGGCGCAACGTCAACGCTTGCGTTGGGAACAACCAATTACGTTTTAACTGCCGGTTCAACCGCGCCGCAATACACAGCACAAAGCGCGCTTTCTGTTGGCTCTGCAACTACTGCAACAAATTTAGCTAGTGGTGCAGCCGGTTCTGTGCCTTATCAAACAGGTTCTGGCGCAACTTCAATGTTGTCTTTGGGCACATCGGGTTATTTACTAGCTGCTGGTGCTACCGCGCCGCAATATGTTGCTCAATCAACAATTGCAGCAGGTTCTGCAACTACAGCGACAACTGCAACTAACGTCGCTGGTGGCGCTGCTGGTTCGCTTGTTTATCAAACCGGTGCTGCAACAACATCAACGCTTGCTTTAGGAACAACAAATTACGTATTGACTGCGGGCGCTTCGGCACCGCAATACACGGCGCAATCGTCTTTATCTGTTGGCTCTGCTACGACAGCGACAAATCTAGCTGGCGGTTCTGCGTCGCAGATACCGTATCAAACTGGTGCTGGCGCGACAACATTTTTAGCAAACGGCACGTCTGGTCAATTTTTGCAATCTAACGGCGCAAGCGCACCGTCGTGGGCTAGCCCAACAATTGCAATTACTGACGACACAACGACAAATTCAACGCGTTACCCGTTATTTGCGGCCGCAACAAGCGGCAACGTTTCAGTAGAATACACAAGCTCAACAAAATATAGTTATAACCCATCAACGGGAATTTTAACCGCAACAGGTTTTAGCGGCGCATTAAATGGCTCTGTTGGTGCTACCACTGCTTCAAGCGGTAAATTTACTTACGGTTATTCGCCAAATTTAACATTAACTGACGCCGCAACGATTGCGTGGGACACTTCTACAGGTCAGGTTGCAACGTTTACATTTGTTTCATCAAATCGCACTGTTGGCGCGCCGACAAACTTACAAAATGGTGCTTTTTATGCGCTTGCTGTTATTCAAAACTCTGGCAGCAACACGCTAACGTGGAACAGTGTCTTTAAATGGGCTGGCGGCACTGCGCCAACATTATCAACTGCGGCAGGTGCAAAAGATTATTTTGTGTTCCGTAGCGACGGCACTAATTTATATCAACAAGGCATTTCACAGGCGGTTGCATGACTTTTCCTGTTTTACCGTCAAATATTCCTAGCGGTGCTTATCAGATTAGCCGCAGCGTTCGCTTGCGTTCGTCTGCTTCGGCTTACTTTCAAAGAACACCAGCCGCCTCCGGTAACAGGAAAACTTATACTTGGTCTGGGTGGGTAAAAAGAGGTCTTGTTGCTGCGGGGACTTATTACGCCCTTTTTACCGCAGGGCAAGTTACTG